TCGCCCACGTCAGCTTCAGTCTTCATCGTGTCTTTAAACGGATTGAACTCATATCCAAGATAGTTGGCCACGATCCATTCGGCTTCTGTAGCTTGTGCTAACTCTGTGACTCTGTCGTGAAAATTAAGTCCACGATTGTATCGCTGCTCTGATCCCATAATCTGATCCGGCGTTGCACATAATCGTTTCAAAGCTGCAACGTGGCAGAGCTGTTGCATCTCTAGCGTCGATTTGTATTTCATCGTTGCACTCCGCACTTGACGCATTCGCGCCATTGTCGATCTGTCTTGTCCGAGCAATAGATCCAGATGTGCCAGCATGGCCGTCTCATTTTGCACACTGATAGCAGAAGAAGAGAATGCTCTGGCCGTCGATTCGCTCCATGACGCCTTCGCTTTTAGGTATGGCTTTCGTGCACTTGTCACAGTAATCCCATGCACCGGCTTTGAATACTTCAATCGCTCCCATTTTAGATCTGTGGTTTCCATGTGCCGCCACTTGTCATGACGTACCAGATTGGATCGCATTGGCTAGCTTTGCTTTTTTCTGTGCAGCTGAAATTCGCCCACGCTTTGCCATTCTTTGCACTCACGCCTTCACGCCAGACGCGCGTACCGTGTTGGCAGCGCGGAGCTTCGGCCAAGACTTCAGCTCCGATCTTGTCTGTAATGGCGTCAATCGCTGATCCGATGTTCGGCATCCCTACATCAAGCGAGATAGCCCACGGATCTTCGTTGGCTGCTTTTGCCAGAGCTGCGTCGCTGTGCTCGACCTGCTCCATATTCTGTCGAGTCGGACGCGTATTGCTTACGCCATCCGGCAGATTAAGAGCACCGAGCACAAGATTTAAGCATCTTCCAATTGCAGAGCTGACTGTGTCTTCGACGTACCATTTTTTCATCTGGACGTTATAGGTTGAAACGTGTCCGAATGCGTAATCGATACCGGCTGGCAGTGTGTCATCGCTTTGACGATAGACGCGAGCTTCGACAAGTATGTATCCGTCTTTCGCGTTGAAGTCGATGATCGATGTCTCGATGCGGCCTGTTGCGAATGTTTTTTGGAATCGCGCTATGCGAGCTGCGATGTCTTCGTATCCATCCAAGAAGCTCATCGTGAAATCTCCTTGCTTACCATGTGGCGTGATACTGCTCGGCCGCGTAGATAGCCTTCACGCTGTCCATCTTTTAGTCCAATTGAATATCCAATCATGAGCATGAGCCCCATGAGCAGAATGATGCAGATCCACATCTGCACGAATTCGAATGTTGTCATTGTATTGCTCCCGAATCTGAGAGCTGCGCTTCAGCTCCCTGCCAGAAGAGTGACGGATACATCTGACATCGTCAAGAATCGCGCTCGGCTTTCGGCGTGTCTTCCACGGATCTTGGCTTGTCTTTTAATCCATTAGAAGCCAAGACTGATCCTAGAGCTCCAGTCAAGAAGATGGTCAGTGTTGAGAGAAGCTCGATGAAAGCTCTGTCATTAGGAGCTTGATCTCCTAGCGGCTGAGTTACGAAGATGAGCGCGTATAGCATTCCGGCGACTGAAAAGCAGAATGTCGCAGCTAGCACAACTCCGATGAATACAATCAGCCGAGCTTTTAGCTGCTCGTTACTGTAACGGTGCGGCTTCACGTGGATCGTATCCGAAGATGTCTTCTGTGCACGTACCTTGCGCCTTACACTGTGGCGGATTGCATTCTGGAGCATCCCAGTTTTCGAAGAGTTGGCAGTCATATCGTGTCCATCCTTGGTAAGCGCACGACGACAACGAAAGGACGAGCCCCATTCCAATCGCTGCCGTCAGTGCTTTCGAGATCACTTTCCCTTAGTTATCCCGAACGATGCGTCGGCTGGATTTAAGAATCGAAGAATGACGGGCAGTACGGCAGCTAAGCCGGCCATGCCAATTGTCTTCGGATCTGTCTGTCCGGCCATATAGACGGCCAGTGATGCGGCTAAGAATGAGCGAAGCCACGATGCTGCGATTGATTGGATCTGTTTCATTTTTTCTTGCCTTTCTTGGGAGCTTCTGTGTGAATCTCCACAGCTGGATATTCTCCCGAATAAGCGACAAGCTTAGGCCGACCGAATCCGACCACTTCTTTTCCAATTGCTCTTCTCTTAATCATGACCATTCCGCCATTCCGCTGATCGCCAGAGCCGGACGTGTTGCCCTCGATGCAGACGACGAATCCTTTTTCAATCTTGGCCACAATGCCGATGTGTGAGATCCGGTCGATGCCATCATGCGGAAAGTCCATGAAGCATAAGTCTCCGACCTGTGGTTTTTCTGTAATCCAGCGGCCTAAATCCTTCATCTTATTAGCTCCGGCAGCTGTCGAGACCATTGATGGAATCTTGACGCCAGCTTGATCTGCGCACCAATTCACGAATGATCCGCACCATGGCAAACCATCGGCCTTCATAAATTTTCCGTACTTCGTCAGATTGTCGCCTTCTTCAATCGTGCCGACTTCTGCCAACGCTACTTCGACAAGTCGAGCAGCTGTGCCAGTTGGATACGTCATTCTTTTGGAAGCTCGTCCGGATACTTTACGGATGCATATTCTGGCGAATTGTATTTATCGCAGACTGCCGCGCCCCATAAGTCAGCACCTTCGGCTGAATCAAATGCGCCAACTTCGTCAATTTTTTTGGTGCCATCTTTTACAATGACTTTCCAGTCATCTGTTACTGAGTAATTTAGTGCCATGATTTCTCCTTATAGTTGGGCTGTATAAATGCGACCATTGCTATCACCGCAAGTTAATTTGCCGTTTGAGTCAATAAAAATTGCGTTGATAGGAGCGTTACTAGTATCAGGAAAATCTATTCTTGGCTGAGCCTCATTGAATATAGAACTTGTCATTGCAGTTGAAACTTTGTAAATGTTATTTCTAAATGCGGCTACTGGGAAATACATATAACCTGAGTATACAGGTGTTGTTGTATTCATAGAATTATCTACAACATAAGGATTCGGAGTGCCGCCTATTGCTGACCAAGCTGAACTTGGTGCGCCTGCATTATAAAAACCGTCGCCCGATTGAGCCAAAGCAAAAAATCTGCTTCCATTGTAAAATACGCCTTCCAAAGTAGTTGCCATAGAAGCAGGTAATACAGTCCAAGTTACGGCATCGGTTGAGTAATATCCAGCGCGAGTATTAGCATTACCAACTGCTACATAATAACCGCCGCCATAAGTAACACTATAAATGTTGGTGCTTGATGTTGTTGGAGTTGTGCGCTTCGTCCAAGTGATGCCGTCCGTTGAAGTTGTAATTCCACCTGTGCCACCATTAGCACCGCCACCAACTGCAACGAATAAATTGTTAATATAAGCGACATAGTAAAGATTATTAGCAGCAACTCCTGCTGTCCTAGCAGTCCAAGTGACGCCGTCCGTTGAAGTTGTAATAAGTCCTGAATTTCCTACTGCAACGAAAATTCCGTTGCCATAAGCAATTGCACCAATAACACTTGAACCAAAACCTGATGTTCTTGAAGTCCAAGTAACACCTGAGTCTGTTGATGAATAAAGAACGCCATTGCTGCCACCTGCGACATAGATTGTTGAGCCATTGGTCGCTATTGTTTTTGGACTCCAACTTGCTGAAGGCGTAAGTCTTATAGTAAAAGTAATTGTGCCGCTTGCTGGTGTAGACCATGTTGGCACTCCACCTGCAACAGTTAAAACCTGACCAGTTGAGCCAATACCTAAACGCGCTGGAGTAGATGCTCCTGTTGCATAAATTGTGTCGCCTGTTGTTGTAAGTAGCGAATCGGGAATCTGTGCATCGATTTGCGCTTTGAGCGTTGTATCGATGGATGATCCAAGTGTACGAATTGCGGACGCGCCATCTTTGACGAGATCGGTATTGTCCGGCGTCGTCCAGCCGTAGTTGGTCGTCGTTGCCATGCTTTCTCCTTATGTCTAGGACACTAGTGTGGCGTATTCCCACGTCAATGTCGGTGATATTGTGTTCCATGTCTCTGGAGCTGGTACGTCGCTCCACTTCATCGCTTGCAAGCTGTAAGCCACCGGCGACAAGTTAATTGTCAGTGAAA